GATCGACATGACGTTAAAGATGTTCACCCACCCAACGCTGCTGTTGGACGCCCCGTTACTAGAGTCAGCAATCAAAGACGAAAAGGAAAAACGTGAAGCACTACTGGCACGGCTTGGTGTGGACGATGCAGCACTGGCGAGCAACCCTAAGTTTGCGGATATTCTGGTTGGTATGGGATGTACAGTTCCATACAAGACGAGCAAGACGACGGGCAAAAAAGCTCTTGCTCTGGCAAAGAACGATGCGCTGTTTCAAGCACTGCTTAACGGTGAACGAGAAGATGTGGTGCTACTGTGTGAAGCGCGACTCGCAGTTAAATCAACCACCGAGCGAACACGGGCGCAACGTTTCTTGGACATCAGTGGGCGAGGCACCCTCCCCGTACCGCTTTCATATTACGGAGCCAAGTCGGGACGATGGTCAGCCTCTAAAGGCAGCGCCATCAACATGCAGAACCTCAAGCGTGGATCGTTTCTACGGAAGGCAATCATGGCCCCCGAAGGACACCAACTCGTCGTTGGGGACTTGAGCCAGATCGAACCGCGTGTACTGGCATGGCTGTCTGACTACGATGAAATGCTGCACATCTTCCGCTCTGGCCGTGACCCCTATGCACAGTTCGGGGCAAGGATGTTTAACATACCCGGCATGACCAAGGAGAGCCATCCAGAGCTACGCCAGAGCGCCAAGTCAGCCCTGCTTGGTTGCGGCTATGGTCTAGGCTGGGCGAGCTTTGCCAGCCAGTTGTTGACGGGGTTTCTGGGCGCACCGCCTGTACGGTACGAAATGTCATTTGCTAGGCAGTTGGGGGCGAGTAAAGAATTTGCAGAGCAGTTCTTAAGTTGGCAGGAGACGGAAGCAAAGCTACGGGACATACCCCACACCTGTAGCATAAGAGACTTGGTGTTCCACGCCATTGCATCCAAGCGAATCATCGACATGTATCGCAGCACAGCACACCCCGTTGTTGATTTTTGGGCAATGTGTTCTTACCTGATTGATTACAGTCTTTACGAGGGTAATGAGTTCGTGTATAAATGTCTAACCTTCCGCAAGGGTGAGATAGAATTGCCCAACGGAATGAAGTTGCTTTACCCAGACTTACGCATTACACAAGACAACAAAGGTAGGAGCCAGTGGGTATACGGGCCAGACGCTACCAAGTTGTACGCAGGTAAAGTAACAAACCATGTTACTCAGGCGTTGGCACGTATTGTGATGACTGATGGCATGCTGCGTGTATCCCAAAGATACCTTGTGGTAGGCACAGTACACGATGAACTTATTGCACTTGTGGCTGATGACGAAGTAGATGAAGCTAAGACTTGGGTCTTGGCGCAGATGACTATGGAGCCACGGTATATGCCGGGTATCCCGCTGGACGCTGACGGTGGTGCTCACCGTAGATATGGACTAGCTAAAAACTAAGGAGAAGCAATGAACAAAGATAGAACAAAACCAACGCTGCCTACGCGCATCAGGGTGGGTCGTAAGTGGTACTCGGTAGAAGTTGTCGAGGCTATGCTTGAGCGTAGACACATGGGCAAGACGTACTACCCAGAGCAGCAGATCAAGGTCGGCAAGCGCAGCAACATCACAGGCAAGCCGTACAAAGAGTGCGACATCAGAGATTCATTCTGGCACGAAGTAACGCACGCAATACTGTTCGATATGGGGCGTGACCAACTCAATGCAGATGAGCAGTTTGTTACCGAGTTTGCTAACCGTCTATCCAAAGCAATAGATTCAGCGAGGTTTAAATGAGCCGCAAAAAAGAAATGACCCATGAAGAACATGTTGAATTAGCGCGACTTTTATCCAGCGTAAATTCAACACTACAAAAGGCGCAGTCTATAGTGGGTAATAATTTGGGCTTTTCGACAACTGCATACAAAAAACTATGTAGAGCATCTCGTGTATATGACGAAGCCCGAAGCGCATTAGACGACGCGTACCATCAGGTAACGAGCACCGATCAGTTTCATAAGGAAGGGCATGTGTATTACGGGGGACATAATGGCGAATAAGGTTGTCTGGTCACACAGCGCACTAAAAGATTACGAGAGTTGCTCTCGCAAGTATCAAGAAGTCAGGGTCTTAAAAAAGTATGCGTTCACCGAAACAGAAGCAACACGCTACGGTACACAGCTACACAAGGCGGCGGAAGACCACATCAAAGACGACGTGCCGTTGCCGGAGCAGTTCAACTACATACAAACAACGCTCGATGCTTTGAAGAAAAAGCCCGGACGCAAGATGTGCGAGTACCAAATGGCGTTAACGACAGACCTTGCGCCTTGTGGTTGGGTCGGACCCGAAGTATGGGTCAGGGGTATTGCAGATTTACTTATCCTTGACGACGACAATCTGACAGCGTGGGTGGTGGACTACAAGACAGGGAACAATAAGTACCCTGACCGCGAGCAGCTAAAGTTAATGGCGCTCATGGTGTTCGCACACTTCCCACACATTCGGAAAGTTAATGCAGCGCTGTTGTTTGTAGTTAAGAACGACATGGTGAAGGTCAGTATGTCCGTAGACGAAGCACCTGCTGAGTGGTGGGAGTATCGTCAACGCGTAGCACGTATCGAGCAAGCGCATGAGACAGGCGTATGGAATCCTAAACCATCACCCCTATGCCCGTGGTGCCCAGTTGTAACCTGTGAACATCATCCAAGGAGTTAATCATGGCAACTAGAGACTACAAAAAAGAGTACGCCGAATATCACGGCAAGCCGGAGCAAGTTAAGAAACGCGCAGAGAGAGTTAAAGCTAGGCGCATGATGGAAAAGACCGGCGCTGCTACCAAGGGCGACGGTAAAGACGTAGATCACATCACACCGTTACGCGGTGGCGGTACATCAGCCAAAGGCAATCTGCGTATGCGCAGCGTTAAAGCAAATCGTGGAGATAACAAATGAGTAAAGAGTTTCAAGAGTGGTGGAAGTCATTGACGATTGTAGAGCGCAGAGTACTCGGTCCTAACGCTGCTAAGTTTGTGTGGGACGCAGGATTCAAGGCAGGTCAAGAAGCCGCTAAAAAACAGGAGAAGTAAATGCAGATCATTGACAACAAGGCGTTGCTGTTTCGCACTCGCAACCCACAGAAGTACAGCATCATCCCGAAGCACAAGATCATGTCCGAAGAAGATGGCACGTATGAGATCGCTGTTTACTTCGGACTAGATGAGTGCCGCGTACTAAAGAACCTCGGTGTTAAAGATGTCCCGTCGCCAATCCTCACACGCTACAACTGGCCGGGTAAATATAAACCGATGGCGCATCAGATCGACACCTCTGCGTTCTTAACGATGCACAAGAAAGCGTTTGTATTCTCCGAGCCCGGCACAGGCAAGACACTCTCCGCGCTATGGGCTGCTGACTACCTGATGCAGCGTGGGGATGTGCGTCGCTGTCTTATCCTGTGCCCCTTGTCGATCATGCAGAGCGCGTGGTTGGGGGACTTGAACAACAGTATCATTCATCGCTCGGCCATCGTGGCGCACCATACTCAAGCTAGTCGGCGTATCGAGATGGTTCAACAAGACTATGAGTTTGTCATCGCTAACTATGACGGACTGAACTTAATCGCAGACGAGATCGTTAACGATGGCAGGTTCGACCTAGTGATTGTTGACGAAGCCAACGCGTACAAGACGATGACCACCCGCAGGTGGAAGGCGCTCAAGTACGTCCTTAACGCTAAGACACATCTGTGGATGATGACGGGTACACCTGCATCGCAGTCACCCGCTGACGCATACGGTCTGGCCAAGTTAGTTAACCCTGACGGTGTGCCAAAGTTCTTTACAGGCTGGCGTGATGCGGTGATGAACAAGGTCACGCAGTTTAAGTGGGCTCCGAAACCGACAGCACCGAAGCTAGTGTTCGATGCCCTACAGCCAGCCATCCGGTTCACTAAGGCCGAGTGTCTTGACCTGCCACCAGTGCTGACGATGGTGCGCGAGATACCGTTGACTCCGCAGCAAGCCAAGTACTACAACCTGCTGAAAGAACGCATGGTCATGCAAGCTGCTGGCGAAACGATTACTGCCATCAACGCAGCGTCAGCCGTATCGAAGCTGTTGCAAATATCATGCGGCGCGGCATACACAGACGACAAGGAAGTAGTGGAGTTCGACGCAGCACCACGACTCGGTGTGCTTGAAGAAATTTTGGAAGAGACTAGCCGCAAGGTAATTATCTTCGCACTATTTCGCAGCACCATCGACGCTATTCATACGCACTTGTTAAAAAAGAACATTACGACCGAGTGTATACACGGCGACATCCCACCGAGCAAACGGGCGGACACCATCCGGCGCTTTCAGTCTGAACCTAACCCGCGTGTTTTAGTCATGCAACCCCAAGCATCAGCGCATGGCATCACGTTGACTGCGGCCGATACCGTGGTGTTCTTTGGTCCGTTAATGTCCGTTGAGCAATATATCCAGTGCATCGCTCGCGCTGATCGCAAGGGGCAGAACTCCGACAAGGTGACGGTCATTCACATTCAAGGTAGTCCTATCGAAAAGAAAATGTTTAAGGCGCTGGAAAGCAAGGTAGCTGATAACGCTTTGCTAACTCGTATGTTTGAAGCAGAAATTAATTTATGAAAGGGGTTTGCAATCGTAAAAAATCTATGTAGTATGTCTAATCCTTGACACACAAAATAATTAGGAGAAGCAAATGTCTGATGAATTAGTACCGTTAGATCAGCTTGCCAAGGTGTACCGTAAGATCAAAGCGAAGGTCGATCTGCTCACGCAAGAGTACGACACCCAGCTAGAAGAACTGAAGGCTGCACAAGAGCAAGTTAAGTTCGCAATGAAAGACCAGATGAAGGCGTTAGGCGTTTCGTCCGTACGTACAGATTTTGGAACCGTGTCGCTTGCAACAAAGACGCGGTACAACACGCAAGACTGGGATTCTTTTAAGAAGTTTATTGTGGCCAACGATGTCGTCGATCTCTTAGAGAAGCGCATCGCCCAGACCAACATGCACAACTTCTTGCAGGAAAACCCCGGCCTTGTGCCCCCCGGACTGAATTCGTTTACTGAGTTCGACATCCGCGTAACAAAACCAACCACCACTAAGTGAGATAAATACTATGTCCAATATTATGGCTTTCAATCCCGCGTCGGTACCTGCCTTTGCGCGTAACAACGAACTATCCGATACAGCACGCGCCTTGACCGGTGGTGGTGTAGGCAACAGCGTCAAACGCATCTCGATCAAGGGCGGTGTGTTTCGTCTGATCGCTGGCGGTAAAGAACTGGCAACCGTTGATGAGCGCCACCTTGATGTGATTATTGTTAAGGCTGCACCTAAAGTCAGCCGTGTGTTCTACGCTAAGTCCTACGATGCCGACGCTATCTCGGGTCCTGACTGCTGGTCGAATGATGGCGAGCGCCCAGACGCTACTGGCACTGGCAAGCAAGCTGACACCTGTATGTCGTGCCCACAGAACATCGCGGGTTCAGGCCAAGGCAATAGCCGCGCATGCCGTTACCAACAACGTCTGGCTGTGGTGCTTGAGAACAATCCTACTGGCGACGTGTTGCAGTTGACCCTGCCAGCTACGTCTGTGTTCGGTAAGGAAGAAGGCGACAAGCGCCCACTGCAAGCCTACGCTCGTTATCTGGCATTGCAGAACCCCCCGATCAACCCAGAGCAGATCGTCACGCGCATGCGCTTTGATACTAAGGCCGAGTCACCGAAGCTACACTTCCAGCCTATGCGTTGGTTGACGGACAACGAGTACGAGATTGTTAAGAGCCAAGCTGACTCTGCTGATGCAGGTCGCGCAGTCGTGATGACTGTGGCACAGATGGATGGTGTTAAGAACAAGCCAGCATTAGCGTTACCGGGTAAAGCCCCTGTGGTGGCTGACGAAGAAGATGCACCAGCGCCGAAGGCAAAGGCTGCACCGAAAGCCAAGGCCGCGCCAGTAGAAGAAACTGCTGACGACGAGGAGCCCGAAGTTCGCAAGTCAGCCGCTAAAGCGTCTGCTGTACCTGCCAAGAAGGGCACCCTTGCCGACATCGTAGCCGATTGGGACGACGAGTAACTTTCACGGGGGAAAGCGGATGCCGAAAGGTGTAGCGAGTACCCCACCTAACATAAAACATAATGGCCTACTCACAAAGAATCATTGATCTTGTTGCCAACTCCCCTAAGACGCCGGGCAATCGGCTAGGGCGGTGGGCAGTACATCTCGATTTTCCTGTGACCAAGATTGCGTATGCGTTAGGCGTTACCCGACAGACTGTTTACAACTGGTTTGCAGGCAAGGACGTTTTCGTAGCGTATCAAGATCGCGTGGAACTTCTTTTAAAAATACTACAGCACGCTAAGACGGCTGATGAAGCATGGAGAAAAATATGTCTGGAATACAACCTGAAGCCCTGACGGATAAAGAACTGCTGCAAGCAGGATACATACTGTGGAGCGATGAATGGGGGATGCCGATAGTATTTCAAAAGGAGTTGTTAAGACGCTGCGCTCGTTGGATTGAAGAAGCTCAGTTTAAAGAGGCCTACGTACAGCCAGAACAACTCCGTCTGTTCGAGTAACCCAACCCCGAGGATTTTATGACTCCGCTTGAATTTCTAGCGGTTGTTTTGCCGTCTCCGGGTCACGGATATTACTGCGCGGCAGAATTAACTAAGAAGAAAGATCACGTCTTTGTAGAAGATATGGCCGAGTTTTATCCGACTGTAGACGATTGGGTTAGCAACGAGTGCGACGTTTACTTCGGGCTGGCATCCTTCGATGAGAAGGTAGCTTCGATGAAGGGCAACAAGGATCGGCGCATCGCAGCTAACGCTCGCTACATTCGGTCGTTCTTTATTGACATGGACGGCTACACTACGCGTAAGGCTGCGGCTACTGCATTGGCTGGCTTCTTAGCCGAGACAGGTCTGGACTTGTTGGGTTCGCCCTACGTCATCTCGTCCGGTGGTGGGCTGCATTGCTACTGGCCGTTTGAGCAGGACGTGGAGATTGCTGATTGGAAACCAGCAGCCGAGAACCTAAAGCGTTTGTGCGCTCAACAACGGTTGGTGATTGACTACACGGTGACAGCCGATGCAGCGCGGGTACTACGTATTCCTAGCACGACCAACTTTAAAAAGAAGTACGACAAACCACGGCCGGTAAAGATTCTTGCTGAAGGCGATACGTTTGATTTCGAGACGATGGCCAAGCATATTGCCAGCATGCTGACCAGTACGCCGTTAGCCGTTAAAGCTACGCCGAGCACAAGCCTCACGTTACCCGGCACTCGACCAACTGCTGCGGTTACTACGGCAGTTAAGTTGTTTGCGAATACTGCGACCGAGTTCGGTAAGATTTACAAAGAGACGCAAGAAGGTCGTGGCTGCGCACAACTACAGCACTACGTAGAGAACGCAACCGAAGACGGGATGGAGCCATTGTGGCGCGGGATGATGAGCTTGGCGCAGAAGTGTTCCGATGGTGAACGCGCTGTTGTCTGGCTTACAGAGTTGCACCCGTACACAGAAGATCGGATGCGTACTAAGTTAGCTGAGATCAAGGGTCCGTACCCATGCGTTAAGTTCGACAGCGAGAATCCCGGCGTGTGCACATCGTGCAAGCACTGGGGCAAGATTACTAACCCTTTAGCACTCGGGCGTGTAACGACGGTCGATACGTCAGAGAAAGTTGTTGAGGTCGTTGCGTCGCCTACATCCGAGGAAGTGCGTAAGGTGTTACGTCCTGAGTCACCACGCGGTTATGCGTACGGTACACACGGCGGCGTATTCATGGAGCGCGAAGATGAGGACGCAGAGGGCAAGAAGATTACACGTCAGATTCAGTTGCTGCCTTACGACCTGTTCCCTGTGGACATTTTAAACAATGCTGGCGAACACACGATACACATGCTGGCGTTGCGTAAGGACGGCGCTCAGACTGTGACGTTGCCACAGAAGGCGGTAGTCAGTAAGGACGAAACAGTTAAGCACTTAGCACAACAAAATATTATTGCTGCTTTTGGTTCTGGCAATGACAAGAACCTGTTTGATTACATTAGGGCTTGCGTGGAAAAAATGAGCACAGAAAAAACGCCGTTGCGCGTACCATCTAACTATGGCTGGCAGGATAACGATACGTTCGTGTTTGCTGGCAAGATATATTCGACAGGTCTGCCGGTGGAAGTGCCGATGCCGGGGCTTGAGAATATCGTAGCCAACACGCAGCCTACCGGCAGTATCGAGGCGTGGCGTGAGTTCATCAACCTGCTGATACGTAAGAAGTTGTACGGGCATCTAGCCATCATTCTGGCTGGCGCTTCCGCACCGCTCATGCGCTTCACTGGTATCTACGGCATGACGTACCACTGCGGCTCAACCGAATCAGGCACAGGTAAATCTCTGGCGCTCGAAGGTGCGGCTTCTGTCTGGGGTCATCCGGTGCATTACCGTACAGGTAAGGGCACATCTCCTGTGGCCATGCAGCAGCGCCTCGGTTTGCTCAATAGCTTCCCGCTGATTACTGACGAGATCACCAGCAAGAACCGGGCAGATTTCGAATGGTTCCCTGCGTTCTTGCTCGACATGACAGAAGGCCGTGGTAAAGAGCGTATGGAGTCCGGCTCCAACAAGGAACGGATGAACCTGTCTACGTGGATGACGGTAGCGATTATGTCGTCGAACACGCACGTTGTGGACTACCTGACCGGCGGCCGTAAGCACGCATCGGAAGGTGAATTGCGCCGTCTCTTAGAGTTCATCATGGACCAAGACTTGTCGTGGGAGCCGCACGAGATCGAGATCATCAAGTCCCTAGCGCACAACTATGCAGTTGCAGGTCACCTATTGGCTGACTACATGGCCAAGAATGTGTCGTTCCTAAAAACGATGGTGCCAGAAGTTGTCCGAAACATGTACAAGGATTTCGCTGCTACGAACGATGAGCGTTTCTGGATGGCCGGTATTGGCGCATGTATGGCGGTAGGCATCGTTATGAACTCGACGCATGCTAACGTGGCAGACTTCCCGCTAGAAGCTATCTTGGCGTACTTTAAAAAGACCGTCGGTTACATGCGGAGCAACATCAAGGCCAGCGCCCGTAGCGCGGAGGACATACTGAACTCATTTACACGCGAGTTCTACGGCAACTTCATCGTTGTTAAGTTCGGTTCATCAGGCGGCATATTAGCCGAGATGGGTAACGGTGGGGCTATCGACGCATCGACTACACGTTCGCATGTTATGGGGCGGGTGGAGCATGGCGTAGTGCCGGACCATATTGACTACTACATTGAGGAGCGGCTGCTTAAATCGTTCTGTTCATCCATGAGCTTCGGTTACTCTGACTTTAAACGGCAACTAGAAGCGCTGTTCATGGTCACGTACCTACCTAAGAAGGACATGATGGCCAAGACGAAAGGACCACAGATGCGTGTGCCTGTGATTAAGATAATGCGCAAGGTAGAAGATGATGAGCTTGCAAGTACATTATCCTTGGAATAGGTTGAAGAAAGGGCAGGGGTTCTTCGTCCCCTGCCTTGACACCCAAGCCATTCGGCAGGAAGGATTACTTAAAGCTATGCGTCTTAATGTGCCTAACGCCCGCGCAGTAGCGGGCGTTAGCAAGGGGCTTATTGGCGTGTGGTTCTATCGGTTACAGATATGAAGTTCCGAGCTATCTTAACCTGCACAGCATCGAGCTTCTCCAGCAACTTGTCCTTCTGCTCGGTGCTCAAGCGTGGAGATGCAATGACCTGACGCCGATACTTGGCCAACTCACCCAGTTGTTTTTGCACACTGCCAGACATCGACGCTGAAGATATTTTCTCAACATTCTCTTTAAGAAATTCTTTGGCTTCGTCCTTCTTGCCTTCTTCGATCAGCTTGTTAAACGAACCCTTCATCTGCTGAATTTCTTGCATACGCTCATAGGCTGCGTCTAACGTACCGCGTCCCTCGATAGGCTGGAACATACCGCCAATGAACGGCATCTTACTAATCTTCTTGGTCGGGTCAGCAACTTCTGCTTTGCCTTCCATGTTCAGGATAGGATTAGCCAACGACACCAGCGCAAGACCCAACCCACCCATGTAACCGCGCATTAGGTAGTCGATCTTAATTGGCGTTAAGCCAGCGTCCCCCGTAGCACTACCGAGCAGCTTGGCAAACTCGGTGGTCGAATCTCTGTAGCGTTCGGTCGGCAGCATAGTCTGCTGCTCCCGCGACGACTCAATATCCCCACTAAAGAACGACTTGCCCAGTACAACTTCCGTCAGAGGCTTAACCGCTTGTGGCAACGCGAACGGATTGGACAGCGCCAACAGTTTGCCCATGCCCTTAGTGATGTCAGATGAGCGCTCGTCATCAGCTGCCATATTGAATATAGCTTCCGGCAACGCCTTGAACAAGTAACCCAACTCGAACGGGATAGGCACGCGTACTGGCTCGTCAATACCCGGCACGTACACAAACCAGTTGGCCAGACGTTCTTCCGGCTTGGCGCGTTTGTAGGCTTCATCGTCCTGCATCATCGCAGCGTAGGCCATCGTACCGGCGGCTAACATCAGGCCGCGCACCAACATTTTCTGTCTGATCTTTAGCTGCTCGCTATGCGGCATCTGCCCAGTGAAGGCACGGTACAAAACGTCGAGACCCTGAATCTGTGCATTGAAGAACGGAATGATTGTTGATAGTACCTGCATGCTAGGGGAAAGTCCCCGGCGGCTAAAGTTCATTGACTCAAGCGTGCGCAAGAGCGCCTGCATCTCGGACATTCCCTTATTGAGCGAGTCTTTGTACACAACCGCACGCGTAGCTGCGTCACCCTGTATAGCAAAGGCGTCGAGCTTGGCCATTATTTTGTGGTAACCCATCTTGCCTACCGACAGATCTTTTAAGAACTTCGACATGTCGCGCTCGTCACCGCTAAACACGTTGCTGCTGATCGCACCCGAGGCCATCAACTTGACTTGCTCTTCACTGCGCCCGGCCACCATTTTACTCAGTTCTTTAAACGCATTGAGTACCGGCACACCGTCAGTACCTGTAGTCATCCACGCGGTCAACGGATCACGGAACGCCTGTTTAACTGCATACGCCGGGTTACGGGTAACAAACTTACGCAGCACATCTGCGGGTATCCCCATCAGCTTGAACACCGCAGGTAGCGTAGTCTTAATGCCTTCCATGCCCTTGACGATAAGATCAGCAGGGATGCCATACATGTCGGTGTCAATCAACACAAAGTGATCTTCGCCCTTGACCTTAAAGCGCACTACGTCTGGACCAACAGGCGTTACATCTACGTCCTTATATTTTGGTTCAACGGTTACGCCTTTTAACGCAGCGTCATCAATTTCTTTTTGGTTAGTAACGCGGCTTTGTGTAGATTTACCGATTGCGCTAGCAATACCCATCTTCTTCAGCAAAAACGACGAGTCTTTCATCATCTGGTTGCGCAACGCCATGTTAGTTATCATGAACGTGTTTTGCACAGCGCTAGTAAAGACCGGCTGAATCTGCGTGTTGTCCCCAACCAACGCTTTAAGCTGTGGCTCGTCTTTAATGTTGGAGAGCGTGACAATATGTTCTTTATCAATCACTAGCTCGACGTTGCCGCTACGATTCGTGCGATAGAACGGTACATACGGCGTCTTCTTAAGATCAGCCGCTAGCTTCTCGGACAAATACCCGGTTTGCACTAACAGATCAAGCTGGCCGTTGTTGTACTGCTGATAAATGTCGGCAGCTTCTTTAAAGGCATCGGCTGCTTGCTTGTCCGTTTTAAGAATATTCAGTACGTCGTTGTATTCTTTCTGCGCCAGCTTCGGGTTGTCAAAACTTAATTTCTCCCAACCCACAACGTCCGCACGCATACCTGCCAGATAGGCGGTGAACATTGCTTCGGTCTGCGTGTCGTTACCTACGTTGGCTTTACTGACTGCTTCGGCTACCTGCACCATATTAGCGCCGGGCTTGCTTGCGTAGATGTACCCACCGCCTTCGGCTTTGCGTAATTCGACTGGTCCGTTGAGCAGCGCCTGTCCCGCAAACTGGCTGGTCTGTTGGCTAAAACGTAAATAAAATTCAGCCTGCTCCGCTTCGAGCGCCGAGATTTGGTCAGCAGCAACGCCTTGTTTAAACGCAGCAGACAGCGCAGCGTGCTGGTCAACGAACTGCACACGCCCGGTCAAGCCCAAGACGTTGCCCATAAACTCGTCTTTAAAGGATGGCTTGGACGCAACAAACGAAGACGCTACAGTTACTGGCTCTGTTTGCGCACGGAATCCAAACCCATCTTTAGTTTTGTGTACGCCAACAGAATCATCCGTCCGTGCGTAACGTGGGCTCTCTGTTATCTGCGTAAAGGCTGCATCGCTCGGATTAATAATGTTAGGCGCATACACGCGTCCTTCACCCTTTGGAAAAGGATTATTTATAAACTCTCCTGCAAAATCATCAAAAGCTGCTTTTTGTTTATCAGCTAAAGCATACACGTTTGTAAGCGTGCCTTGCTTTTTTACAAGCATATTAATAACATCATTTAAAACAGCGGCGGTTTCGTCTTGCTTTGTTTTTGACATTGCTTCTCCAATGTCTTTTTTTCCAAAAACATTTTGTAAACGATCATAAAATTCAATAATAATTTTACGAGCTCTTACATTTGATGGTAAAACAAGGCCGGGAAACACGTACTTTGCTGGATGGTACATGACTTCGGCACTAACACCGTTTGCTACTAATTTTTTACGAATTAGCGTGCCGTACGTAAGCGCGATAATTTTAGCCGCATCTTCTAGTGTTTGTGTTTTTACCATTACGTATTCTGCTTCCGGCGCATAAACGTCAATCATTCCTCCGCTAGTATCTAAAGTCCTTACGTTGTTTATTTTTATTTTACCGTTTATTACAATTTTAGTGATGGTCCCTAATGCTGACGCAACATTATTAATAAGCGCACCGTCGGGAAGATTAAGCACGGCATTACCGTTAGTCCTACCAAAAACATAAAGTGTGCCAATATTTTTAATACGCGGAAACACCGTATTATTTTTTGTATGTACATAAAAATCTTTTACGTATTCTAAAGAATCGTACGCAAAGTCTGGTGTTTCACTAGAAATACCAATTTTATCTAGCGCTTTAATTTTGTTGAGCGGTAAAGTATACCGCTTGCCCAACACTTCTACTTCCTTAATGGTATCTGCTGTATCACCAGGAGCATCATCAATAACGCTGTACAGCCAGTAACCATCAGCGTATTTTTTTGTAATTTGTTTTATCAGTAATTGCTCAAGTTCTTTTTTTACTTTGTCAGATGGGTTATGCGGCATGTACCCAAACAAAGTACCAAAAGACAACATTTTATCAAGACTGTATTCATGAATTTTTGTATCTTGCGCGCCAAGATCAATATCCAAACTTTCAAATTCCTCAACACGCATATCTTCAGGGTTTGAAACTAAACGCATTAAAGTTTCTTTACGTTCGGTCTCTTCAATAAATTTGTCAGCACGTTTAAATTTATTAGTTTGCAAAAATTGTTTTGCAATGGTTTGTTGTTCTTTACTAAGCCCTTGATCCGTGCTGTTGCCACGAATCTCACCAATATTATCGGTACCGTTCATACGCACGGCTACTTCAGGTCGGCCTTCTTTATAGTAAATATAAAAATCGCCTTTACTTATTTGCTCCGCCGCTTGTGATACTTCAGAGCCTGTACACCACGGCGTCCCTGCTGCGCCTGCGTTTAACGCGACTGCCGCGTCATAGTTGGAAGATTGCTCAAACTTTTGCCAACCGTTTTTGCCACGGTTTTCTTTAGCGTTTGTATCTGCTAATTCTTGTAAGCCAGTTAAGAACGCATCTTTTAACGAGCTGCCTTTACGTAACTCCACAATCACTGCGTTAGCAGACTCACGCCCAACAATTGCAACAGGATGCCGGTTGTTATCCGATAAATTAACCATTTTTAAACGGCCGGTTTTATCGGATATAACGCCGTATTTAGACGCAGCTTTAGCTACCAAAGCCATTTCTGCCAACGTATAGTCGGGGCTTGTTGATAAATAACCTGCAAGGGCAGACAACGCTTTTCTTCTACCGTTTGTAAGCCAGCGTGCTTCTTCTTTTTGAAGATCAGGGTCATTCAGCGCCTCAGAAGCAGCTACTATGCCCGTGTCTGTTTCTGCAAAATGCTTTAAATTGTCTGCGTCATACAACGTGCCGTCTGACATAGTAGCTTGGGCTTTATAGTCAAGTTTTTTGTACTCCACAAACTCAACAAAATCTTGGGGTTCCATCTCCATTCTGTACAAATGCTCAAGGGCAATACGGTCCACATCTTCTGGTGTGCGGTCTTTCTGTTTAATCTCAGGACCAAACTGTTCCGCAAACTGGCGCATGGAGTTACTGCCCGTATGCAACGCGGCAATGTCTTTAGCAGAGTACTTACGGCTAACAGGTTTTTCTGCAATAACAGGCCGCATGCTAGTCGGCATCATCAACGCTTCAACAGCTTTTAACCCGGTGCCCAGCATAGACTGTGGCTGCTTAACGCCGAGCAAGCGTAAGACAACGCTACGAATAGCGTCCAGCATGTTAGAAATACGCCACGGTTTTTTACGCAGTTGCTCATGCAGGTTGCGGTTCGAGAACAACTCAGCGGCAAACTCAGACAAGCTGCTCTTGGCGTTGGTGCTGGTGATGTTTGCATCGCGTTTAACTTGTGCGTGAATAGCTTTAAGTTCTTTAAACGCAGCTTGCTGCTCTTTGGTCAGCAAATTAATGTCTGCTTCGCCCATCTGGATTACACGCTCTACGGCTGCGTGGGTGGCTTCATGCAACAAAACTTCCTGCGACAAACCGCCGTCGCGTGACAGCTTAACCATTTTGCTAACAGCTTCGCCAAGAACTTTATTACCTTCTGGGTCATACAACTTGTCATACAGCTTGACGTTAGTTGCGTCCAGTATCGGCAGCATAGCTTCGATAACGGCTTTATAGATTGGCGTAGTATCGGGAGCGTTCATGATCGAACGCATTGCTCCGCGCAGATCGTTGGCTTCCAACATCTTGATCTGTTCAGTGGTGAGGTCCGGGCTTTCGATCTCAACACCACGAGCAAACCGTTTGTCTTCAACGTCTCTTCCAAACCCTTCTTTAAAATCCCGCTCCATCTTTTTGTTAGCGGCTATCTTTTCGGTAGCGGCTTGCCTCAACGCAACTTGTACGTTGGTTGTGCGTTTGCTCTTCTTAGGCGCGGCCTCGCGCTGTTTAGCTTCTAGTATAAAATCTGGACGTGTTGAAGTACGTCCATAGGCTTCTGCAAACTGTGCAGGTTCAGGCGTTCTAGCTTCAAATGTTTCTTGCTTACGTGAAGTATCGGCACGGCTTTCTTCAGACTCCGTGCGTATCTCACTTAGCTTGTTTATGTTGCGGGTGGCTTGCGTACCGCGTTGGTACACAGGTTCTTGCGCAGCGGTTACTGGCTTCTCACGTTTTGCAAATTCTTTCTTAGCTTTTTCTTGCGCTTCGGCAAGGGCAGGGCTGGCTGCACCAATTGCCCTAGCTTTAGCTTCAAGGTCTGCGGCCACGCTCTTAGCAAAAGCATCTACAACTTGAGTGCGATCTTTTTTCTGCTTAATAAAATTAGTAACAGCCGTGTTGTATTTTTTTGAGTCCTCGCCTTTTTCTGCTTTTAAGGCTTCGAGTTTAGCCACGCTGGTGTCAACAAACTTTTTAAGCTGTTCTACTTTATCGTTGAGTTTCTTTTGTGTAGGTCCTACCAGCTTTTGATATTCTTCCGTCTTGTAGCCAACCTCACGCACAACATCGTCAAGGACGGCATCTAGTTCCGCTTGGGCTTTAAGACCTAGCTCGGCCTTGGTTGACTTTTTAGCTCGCTTTGCTTCGCGTGACAACACACGAGCCGATGTGCCCAGCGCTTGCAGTTCAGCTTCTTTTTGACGCGGTGTCTGTATTTCTGTTTCTTTGTACAGTTTGGCTAGTTGGGCGTTGAGCTTTGCGCGGTATGGCGCAATACGGGCTAGTTTCTTTTCATATCGTGTTTGGGCGGTAGCTACTTGGTTACGCAACGTAGCAAGTTTAACTTCTGATGCACCGGCATCAACCGCAGCCTGTAACGCATCGTCGCGCTTTTCCAGCGAATCAAATTCATCATGCAGTTGCTGCAACAAAGACCGCTTGGCGTTACCGACAGGCTTTTCAACAGTGTTGCGCAAAGCCATAATTGCTGCGGCTATATCATCACTAACAAAAACTTCTTGGCCCTTACGGTCACCCGTTTCAATCTCGCGCACATCATAGTTGCGCTCACGACGAATAATTTTGCCAATCTGAGGACCTAACAGTTCTGCTACCTGTTCACGCGGTGTGCGTTTAGGCTGTCTTGCTTCCAAGGCTTTTTGATCTGCGCGTTGACGAGCGCGGTGCATGTTAGCCAGCACCTGTGGGTTACGATCATTAATTGCCGTGTTCAGCAGGTTAAAGTCGCCGAACAGGTCATACATATCAGCAGGTGCTGTTTCTTTTTCAGGCGCTGTAATAACTTCTGTGGTGGCAGCTTGTTCAGGTTTTTCAGCAAAGACTTCCCCGCGAGACTCAGCGTACTTCTGTTGTTGCTCACGAGTTGGTTCCGGTGCTTCGGCTTCCGTAAACAATGGGCGTGTCTCACCACGCTGCGTCAGACCCTTTTGCTGCTCGGCTAACACACCACGCTTGGCTTCGAAGTCCGTTGTTAGTTTGGCCTGCTCTGCTTTGAGCGTATCTAATTTGGTACCTAGCTTCGGCATAGCCTCAAAGTCACCAAGCTCACCGGCTTCGGCTAACTTCTTCTGGGCAGCAGCAATCTTCTTGTCGTAGTCTGCAAGCGTAGAGGCGGCAGTAGTCTCAAATGTGGCAGCGTCAACGGTCGTGCCGCCCAGCTTTTCAATATGCGTACCAAGTTGCTGAACTTGTGTCTTTAACTCGTTGTACTGCGGGAGCAAAGCAGTGATGGCAGTGGTGTCGCCTTTAGCGGCGGCAGTTTGCAGTTGGGTCTCAAACGGCACAAGCTGTAAAGACATTGTGCGGTGCTGGTCCATCAAGCTAGGTAAGTCCCCAGCAGGCGGTGTATATACAGGCTCGGCGGTAGGTGCTAATTCAACAGGCGCAGTTGGTGCAGTCTTAGGTGCAAGCGGTGCAAGGGCTGTTGGTAAAGGCTCTGCTTCAACGACAGGCGCTATTTCGGCTGGTACGGGTGTTGGTTCCGGTGTTTTAGCAAGCTCTGCAAAAGTGGCAGCTTGGGCATCCTTCTGGCGCTGGAGAATATCTTCCTGTGCGCCCATCTTTTCAATAGCACGGCCCGGAACAGCCACCGCCCCGCCTAGTACGGCACCACCTATAAAATTATCAAAATATTCTTTACGGGCTTCTGGGTCGGCAATCTCAAGACCTGCTTGAGCACGTTCTAGTACCGCTTGCCCCGCTTCGGTAAAGCCCTCAACGCCAGCAGCTTTTAATACAACAGGGCCGTACTCACGCACTTTACCAATGACGTTATTGGTTATGCCTTTTTTAACAACTTGTTTAGCCGCTTCTTCGGATAGGTCAATACCCGCTTGGCCAAAAATACCACGAAGCCCCGGTATAAACCGCATACCAACAACATCTAAAGCAGCTTGAAACGGCGCGGCAGAAAGCGCGTTGGCAATATTTACATCAGCAACAGATTTACCTGTTTCTAACTGCCGCGTAATATTAGAACCAGCGAATTGAGTAGCACTTGCCGCACCACCAGTAAGCCCTGCTGCCGCAGTAGCGCCAACACCAGCAACCAGCGCTTCAGGTGCAAGCGCTCCAGCCACTACTGGTGCAACCATATAAGGAATAGAACGCCCTGCTAGACCTTTAACGTACTCCCACGGCTTGTCAGAAAGTTCTGCAATGGTGGCAGTCTGCGCAGCTTTTTCTCTTTGCTTTGCCGCAAACTCTTCTGCACCGGGGACACCTGCTACTGCGCCCAACGCGCCAAAATCCCCAATAAGACCTTGGGTACCCGCTTTAATGTTGGCTAAAAACCCTGTTTCTGGTGCTTTAGGTGTAGCCGCAGGCTGCATTCCAGACATTGCCTGTTCCATCATTACTTGCGCTTGTTCTGGCGTAGTCCCTTCTGGTACTTCGAAGCGAGCTATCCGGCCATCAGGCATCTGGAAACGGGCAATAGGCATTATTGTTGTCCTTCGTATCCTAAAAATCTAGGGACGTTTGTAAGACTTGACGATCCGCTTGTAGTAAGCCCACGCATTCTCATTTGGTTCTGTACCCACGCCGCTGCATCAGGATTATCAATTAAGAATCCCGGAGTTTTAGCCAGCGATTCGTACTGTTTCATGAAATCGCGCTCGGTAGTTTCCGCTCTAGGTGCAAACTTAGCGCCACTGATTCTCTCTATGGCTTGCGCGTACGGTATACCTTCTTCCTGCATAACTCTAGCAATCATACGTTCTTCGGCACTTGTGCCGAGTGTACCCGACAGCCGCTTGTAATACTCGCCCATAATATTACGTTCCTGCTGTGCTGCGGCAAGTTTTTCACGCTCTCTCTTAGCGCCAAGGGTAGCAATACCTGCTTCGCCAAGATTTGATAACGCGTACTGTGACTTACCTGCCATCAAGTTCAAACCTAGCATCAGCATATCTTCGTCAGAGAACCCGGAACCTTTCTTGGCTTCAGCCTTTGGCTCAAAACGGCTGCGTTCTTCAATAGGCACTTCTGTAGTATCTGCTGCGGCAGAAGGCTTAATACCGCGCAGCATTTCATCAGGGTACACATCAGATACTGGTGGGCTTTCTAGTTCTGAAAAAGGCTCGACGTTTGCGCCTACTTCCGCCGCAGGAAGAACTTTACTTGCTATAGCAGCGCGGGCAGCTTGTTCCACATCGTAACGTCGGTCTACACGATCCAGTATATTTTCTTCTACAGCTTTTGTTTCTTTACCGATTGCTTCGTCTTTTGCTTTTTTGGCGCGTTCTTGAGCTTTAAGAGCTTCTCTGTTAGCTTCTAGTTGGCGGCGTTGCTCCACTGCTTCCCGCGCGCTGCGAACATCTTCCGCCCCACGCGCCCTTTTTTCTGCGGCAGATTGCGCGGCTTCTAATGCCGGATCGCGTTTTTTAAGCACGCGGTCTAGGGCAGACGGCACAGGTGCCTCGGCTTCGGTAAATAAAGACATTTGTTCCGCACGACGATTGTCCTCTACTGCTTTCTGCATTGCTTCGTTTAAGGGTGTTTTAGCAACAGGTTTATTAGGAATAGGAGCTTGCTCTTTTGTAAACAACTCCCCTTGCGCAGGGCCTGATCTTCTAGCGGCGCTGGCTTGCGCTGCCTCTGCTTGAGCAGCAACTTCTCGCGCTTTTTGTGCGGCGGCTTCAGCAGCACGAACAGCTGCTGGTGCACGCAAACGAGAACGTGAAGTAGTAGCACCCGGAATATACGGCGGTACTTTAAAGTCTTCCAGCGCACGATGTGCTTGGCTTAAAGATTCTTGTCCGGCTTCAAATCTAGGTGCGTACGTCATTCTCCTAGCACCTTCTTCTACCGACATATCGCCGCCCAACAAACGATCAATACCTGCACGCGCTGCGCCTGTTGCCGGAGAGAAGGCCCCCGTAACCAAAGATGCTAATGCTTCTGGCGCACCTAACAACTCTTGACCACGTTGCGCTAAATAACTTTTTTCAGGACCGCGTTCTGCTTTAAGCTGCGCTTGGTACGCAATATCTTCTGGCGAGCCGGGAACATCACGACCGCCTAATGGCGCAGCGGGTGTTGTAGGTTTTGTGCCAGTAAGAATTGTGCCGAATTTATCTCCGGGTCTTAAAAGAAGGTCGCTTTTGCTGTATTTATCTCCGGGTCTTGAAAGAAGGTCGCTTTTGCCTGTTGTTCCTTTTTTAATGAGCGACGAAATACCGTCTTCTGCACGAGCAGTGGCTACAGGCACCACAGCAGTTAAATAGCCCGCCGTTTCTTTTGGCAGACCAACGCGGAAGTCACGGTTCTTTTTAACGCTTTCAGTGATGTGTTTTTCTACGTTGCCCGGGCCCCAGTTATACGCAGCGGCAGCTTTATCATAAGTACCAAACCGATCAAGCTGCTTTTTAAAGTAGCCAATAGACGCTGGAATATTTTTAGCAGGGTCTTTGCGTTCTTCTGGTTTTAGGCCCATTTCTTTTGCAGCAGCAGGCATTAACTGCCCAAGACCAACAGCGCCTTTTGCCGACACAACGTCTTTTTGTCCACCAGACTCTTGACGGAATAAGCGCATGGCCACTTCAGGGTCAATGCCTTGGCGTGCAGCTTCAGCGCGGATCATTGGCTCGTACTGGGCAAGCGGGTCTTCTGCCTTAACAGCGCCTCTAGCTGCGTAACCCACAATACCGCCATCAGCCATACCCTGCATGTTTGGTGCGGGTAGAGCGCCAATACCTTGTTCTTCTGGCAGTTGACGACCGGCTTGTGCAGGCTGTGGTTCTTGCGGTTCCTGCGGCATAGGTTGCTGCGGTGCTTGTTCTGGCCCCATACCTTGAATAACTTGATCGACAACCTTGGGCTGTTCGCCACCCTGTGCCTGCGCGCCGGCACGCATTTGTTTACGGCGGTTGCTCTCAGACAGTGCCATCGACAAGGTGTAAGGATCATCTTTGTGCATAGCAGCGAACTGCTGCAACGCTTTATCCGGCATGCGGGCCAGTTGCGACGCGACTTGATTGACGTTAATCATTTTATATCCTTAACCCATGCGCTTGAGAGCTAACGCTGCCAGACCGGCAGACTTCTTGGACGCTTTAACAATACCGCCTTTTTTGTACAATCCTGCATACTTGCCTGCAATAGCCGCACCACCAAATTGTGATATTGCTGAAGGCGGTGCTTGATACATAGCCTGTGTACTTTGGCTCATCGGCAACCCGCGCAACATGTCCGACATATAGCTCAGTTGTTGATACGGGTGCTGTTTTTGCGCTTGAAAGTCATTGTAGTCTTGCGTTAATTTTTGTTGCTGTTGTGCTTGACGCTGCGCACCAGCATTAGCCTGCGCGTTGATAATGTCTTTTTGTTGGCCAAACTGTGTCTGACCTAGCTGACCTAACGTGCCGGCAGCAGCTAGTTGCTGTTGAATACCTTGCATACCAAGATTAGCGCCAAACTGTTTAGACTGTTCGCCAGCCTGTTGCCCAGCAAGACCATACTGCGCTCTTTGTTGTGCGGCATTCATCTGCTGACCGTAGCCAAACTGGTTAGATTGTTCCTGCGCTTGCTGCGCAGCTAACCCGTACTGCGCTCTCTGTTGGGCAGCAGTCATCTCTTGACCGTAACCATATTGCTTAGATTGTTCCGTTGCTTGTTGCGTACTAATACCGGCTTGTTGATTAGCCAACGCAGCCTGCATCGCTTGTTGCGCATTCAAACCCTGAGTCTGTAACTTAGCCGCCAAGTTCTGCACATTAGTTTGTTGATTTGCACTTAAATTCTGTGTGTTTGTTGTTAAGCCAGTTTGTTGATTAGCCAGTGCGGATTGTAATCCGGCTTGCAAGTTAGCCTGTTGCGCGGTAAGCCCATACCCTTGTTCGGCATTGAACTGTTGCATAGCTTGCTCGTAAGCGTTTTGTTGGCCTTTAGCAGTAATATCACCCTTTTGTTGAGCAAGATTACGTGCAGCTTCGGCTTGCATAATGGCATGACGTGAGCCCCCAAAAGCCCCTTGCTGCGCTGCTTGCGCCCCTAATTGTGTGTTAGCCACATTGGCGGCACGATCCGCCTCCCGCGTTTGAATGTTGGTAACATTCTGGGTATACGGGTTCATGTACTTAGCAGCAGTACTCTGCCCGCCAAAGGTTGCCGCAGGATCAGTAAATGATTGCGTAGAAGCTTCTTTGGTGGTGCCGCCAAATCCAGTTACGCTACTTGGCGCGGTCATCTGCGCGGCGGTCATATCCCCGCCTAGCTGATCTGTAGGTGATATTGTGTCGTAAGTAAACTGGGTATTTGAGTATTTTGTCGGTGCAGTAAATTGATTAGTAAAGTTTACGCCAGAATATTTATCCGGTGCAGTAAACTGATTACCGAAGGTAGTTGGATCATATTTTGTCTTACCAGCGTTTAGACCAGCCAACCCCGCCATTTGCGTAGCAGTACCAAGCTGTTTAGACGGCCCTAAGTTAGCCGCAGCCTGCTGGGCTTGCAACTGCATTGGATCAAAGTCCGCAATCCGGTTGTAGTCATATGGCTGATAATCTTGAGCTATAAGCGCGGCATTTTTGCCAAGCATTTCCTCTACATACGGCCGAGCGTAGTCCGGGATCGACGTTTGCGTGATGTTCTGGCTAGTTGCGCCGGAAGAACTTGGCTCGCAAGGATAAACACGGTGCCCATCAGGCGAATACCCGTTAAATTTATTTTTGATTAGCATTACGCGCCTCGCATTCTGTTGCCAGATTTATACTATATTCATCAAATGTTTCTGCATGTGCCCAACGACGTATGGTTGGCCCAATTTCTTGCACCCACTCTATACCGCCAACAATAAAAGCCGCTGTCGAAAGCAAATCAATGTAAGCACCGCGTAAGATAAACGCTATGGACTTATCTTTTTCATCGCCTTCTCGTTCCAGTTTGTTTGCTATGTGCCAGTTAATAACTGCATTCATTAACGTGCTACCAAGTAGCGCTTGGTTCCGAATATAGAAAGAATCTGCCGGCAGTACGATAAGTAAATCCCAAAAAACAGAATGTATCTCGTCGTCCGTCAATTCTTTATCTTTATCAATAAGGTCGTCCCAGACATGTAACGCTCTGAATACGCGCACAACAAACTGCACTGCTTCTATATTTCCAAGAAGAAACTCATGAAACAGTGGAACGTGTTTATCTAGTCGGTTAAATTCTGGTGTATTCATGCTGGTAAGTGTTTGTCCGCTTTAGAATTAACCGCTACTTTACCCTTACCCACCGTCTTACGGCGAGCTTTTTGTACGCGGTCCATCATAGCGTAAAGGCGTTTAGCACCCGCTTCAGTTGAGCCATTACCCAGTTCTGAAACAATCCGGGCTGGTATAACGAACTCTCCGTCAGCAAGACGAGCAGGCTGACGATCACCAATACTAGCTGGAATAGAATCACTAACACCATCGCCGGGACCCCTTAACAAACTGCCACCATCCGAGTATCCGCCCAGACTGTACGCATTAATATGACCACCGTCAGCATAACCACCCTGCGCTCTTAATTCTTTATCCATCATGGCGTAGAAGTCAGGCGTTTGATCCCGTGGCTTATTCGGTGCTAGTCCCATTTGTTGTTCGGGCGTTTGGTACTGTGGCGCACCTTCGATGGTTGCACGATTAGGAATAAACGCTTCGCCTGCGGCCTTAACTTCTTTGTACGTAGGGTCGTGGCCAAGCTGCTGCTTAATATCGTCGTATGACAGTCTGTTGCCGGTGTAACTGATTGCAGGCACAAACGGCTTTGTTAAGCTTGTTTTGTACTCGTCCGATTGCCGTAACTGCTGCTCAATCTCTGCTGGCGTTAAGTTCTGCCCCGAGTAGTAATCAAGACCGCCCATATCTGGCGCACGCCCAAATACTTTATCGTATACGTTTGCAATTTGTGTTGGGTTTGCATACGTAGCTTGTTTAGCTTCTTCCGCCAAACGTGCATCTTCTACCTTTTTTTCTTCCGCCAACCGCAGTCCAATTGGTTTGTACTCTTCAGATTTTTGTATGTCTTGGGCAACATATTCTGGCGTAAATTTCCGCTTATTCATATAGATTCGTTGTCCGGTTGGGTCCGAATCTCGGCCTAAATATTTTTGATATATCGCATTTAATTCTTCTACTGTCGAAATAGGGTTTGATGTAGTAGCTGTGCCGGTCTTTGCGACAGGCTCTATTAGTTCGTATTTGTTGTTGCCTAAGTACTTATATCGTGGCAGTTCGGCACTAAGTTCCTCTGCCGCTCCACTTACGTCAAAATCAGAAGATATTGGCATCCCGCCACCACCAGCCAACGCAACGATACCGCCACCATCAGCAAATCCTTGCGGCATCATCATATTGTCAGACTCAGCAAATGTATTTTGTAGTGGCGACGGCGCTTGCATGCTTGGGTAGTCGTACCGCTGTTGTGCAGCAAACTGATTTCCGCTGTCAATATCTACAGGGCTTTGCGCGTCAATACCATCCATGTACCCACCATTAGCTAACGCAACGATACCGCCATTAGCCATATACTCAGGACCCGGCGCTTCGTAAGGCGTACCTGCCGTGTACACATCTTCAAAGTAACGACGCTCGGCCGAGGAGCTAGGACCAACATCGGAGTCCACTACGCGGTTACGTTTCATTGTGTATGGGCGAATTAATGCTTTAGAACCTTTGGGTGGTTTAGGGCGTTCGTACATGCCAGACAACAAACTGAACCCCAGCGCCTGTGCAGAATACGGATCTTTTTTATCCATAGCGCCATACAGGCTTTTAAGTCCATCCCAGCTAGACGTAGCTTCTTTCAAACCACGCATCGTGTTGTTGGGCTTATTAAGGTTTGTTGCTAATTTTTCAGCAAGGCGCGAACGATCTTCAATAGGTGGCAAAGACCGTGTTGACGGACCTCCCGTGTAGTTTTTAAATAGCTGTTGTATTGTTGCATCACCGGGTCTTGGCGGTTTGTACGAGGAAGCTGTATAGTCTTTAAATGGTTGGTTTATTGTTGCATCCATAGACGGCTGGATTGGTGCCGGAGGAGGGGCACTAGGCGGTGCTATGTTTCCAGATGCAAACAGTTGCTGGTTTGTTGCATCTATCTGGCCATACGACCCCGTGCTTACAGTAGGCGAATTTAATGGCCGTACACCTATTTCTAAATTAGGGTTAACTATGTCTGGCGATATTTGGGGTAGGTTTGCGGGTTGGACAGGGTTACGGCGTGTGTACTCATTAATATACTCGTCCGCAACGTCGCGGGCTTGCCCAGCAACGCGGGTTTGAATTGGCAGTCCTTGCCCTAACGAAGCCGATTTATAGGCTTCATACGCACCCGCAGGATTTACACCCGGCACTCGACCGACTGCCTCTGTCGCACCCTTAGTAATATTTGAAACAATATTGGCCGAACCTTGAATTGGCAACGCAGACACACCGCTACCAGCCGCAGTACCCGCCGCAGTACCCGCCGCACTACCCGCAGTACCACCAGCACCAGCCGCCGTGCTGCCTAAAGACTCAAGACCGCCGCCAAGACCTGCGCCACCGTAAGCGCCCAAGCCCATCATCAGACCTTTACTGAGACTGCCCGTAGCCAGTGTGCCAACTGCACCAACGGCCAATCCTGCGTTCATGGCGGACATTAACTTAAAACCGGCTGGACCAAGAGCAAAACCCGCGATTATGGGCAGGATGGAAGATAAGATGCCCGCTTCAGGCAAGCCCGTCTCAGGGTTGATAGTCAAAGACCCACCATGCGCCATAGCCAATTTTTGCAGGCCGTGAACTTCGCCGGGTGTCATGTGCATCAGCATTTTATCTTCGCCGCGACCGGCGTTCTTCATGTGATGGGCTAGTTGATGGAGGCTCATATTAGACCTTTATCTTTAAAACATTACCGGCGGTTGTGTCGTAGTACACATCGCCTACTCGTAAATTGGCTAAGTCTGCTTGCGTTGGCAAGCTCGGTAAAACCGTATTTGGCACAGGGGGAAAGCTCAGTGCGGATATAACGTCCGACCCGTTCTTCTGTGACGTAACGCTTATTGGGCCTATATTATCTATCTGATTAAAGTACAGGCGCAACAGGCTCAACAACTGATTTACATATAACGGATCATACTCTTCTGGAGCATTAGGTAAACGAGGCGCAACAACATTTTTCTGTGCCATTATCTACGTCCGTCAGGGGTCAAGTCTATACGCGGGGAGCCTAGCTGCCACTGCGTACCAATCGTACTTGACGCAATCTTCATCGACATCTGCCGGCCACGCACACGGATATAGACCTGCCCGTTGTACGTATCCAAATCAATTGGATAAATCTGTGTAGCTACAACGGCCTCAGTTGCGTCAGAATCTATCCCACCAACAGACTTAGGTGCGTTATACCCAGAACCCGAATTAGACAACGGCTGTAGCTGCATGGTCAGACGCGGTGTTACGCCGTCCGTTGATCCATTAAATGTTAAATCTGGCAACATCCGCCACACAAACGCAAAGTTATGCCCATCGCCAATATCAAACTGCGACGTTGTAATAGACGCTTCAATAGGCAAAAGATTGGCCAACATACCATCATCTACACCAGACTCGTGGTTAACTATGTTGTAAGCGTAGGTGGCCGCAATCGGGAAGCTCCGTAGCCCGGTATCCAACCATGCCGTGCGCCCCAAGTTGCCGTAATACCAGATGTCTTCCGTATAGTTGTACACGACATAGCGATTAACTTCGTTTGAATTGGCCGAGCAATAGAACCACCAGACTTCGTTAAAGCCCTCGTTCGTACTAGCATAAACTTGGTCAAACTGTTGTCGGTTAATGTCGTTATAAACATAGCGCAACAAGTCACAACGCAAAGTTTGTAGTCCACCAGCGTACTTGTAAAACTTGTCCGCGCCCATCCAGTACGTAATACCAGACGCTAAAGCCGCTGCATTAGGGCCAGCAATAGAGATGTTGTCACCAAGAAGTTGCGATCCCCAGACATACGGAGGGCCAAGGTATTGCAAGGAATAGAGTGAGGAATCTGTCCAGATAAGAATTTCCTGCCGACTTTGCAAGGCGGTAACAATTTCCGAACCATGTGACAAACGCACACTACCCGCTTGGTTGGTAATGGCTGGCTCCCATTCAATCACAGACTCTTGATCTGACCAGCGAATCAGCATAGGGTCAACCGTTGTGCTGAACACATCGTTCGTGCCAAAACAGATAACGAACCGGCTAGCGTCCGAGATTAGGAAAAACTTCTGGCTGATCGGTGTTTCGTTAGCCCCAGTTAGCTGCGAGATAGGAATAGCGCGAGGCGAGATAGCCTGAATGCCAGACTGTGTGCCTGTCGTATTAATAGGCGCGCCAGCAGAAGTTGCTGCCAGATTGAACGTGCCGCCAGTTGAGTTAACCACGTAGTACGTCACACCGATTGTCAGCCCAGTTGGCAGCGCACCAGTAGTTTGCAATGTAAGCGCCGTACCGTTGGCTAAACTACCTGAAAAACTGACTACGCAAGGGGACGCGATACTAACTGACGCTGTTTTAGGGGTGTATCCGATATTAGCGTTCCAGTAGTACAGGGGCGCATCGCGGGGGCCAAGGATTAAATCCTGACCAAAGTTGTTTTGATTCCAGATACGGATTGCTGTTGCCGATGCAGCGCCATTGCCCCAAGTACCAGCACCCCAAGGACCCGCGCCCCAGCCTACCGCCGGAATGGCGTAATCAGCACCCGTATTAATCTGATACACCGCGTAAATCGTACCACCAGCAGTAGTGGCAAACGATGCCGCAGGAGAGGCCGTAATGGTGTAAGTCGTATTGGTCAGGTAAGTAATCTGGTACTCACCAAAGACTGTGATCCCTGCAAAAGTTACCGTAGGGGAAAAAGTTACGAAGTCGTTATTCTCAAACCCACCGCTAGCATCGGTTACGGTTACGACAGCAGAACCCACCGTTGTAGTAAATGGGTTGGTTAGCGTGTTGGACACCCGAATAGGCGTGATGTCGTTATAGACGCCACCATTCTCAATGTAGAACTTTAAGTTAGTGCCAACGCCCAGCAGATTCTGGTAGTTTAGCGTAATCCAGTTCCACAGCGAACGACATACACCTACGAACGTGTTAGCAGATATGCGCGCCCAGCCGCCAATCTTTTCAGGCGTACCTTGGCGGAACCGAACCTTATCAGACTCGTAGTAGCCGCCTTCATTGGTGTAGCGCGTGTTCTCGCGGTTCACACCGGCTTTTAGTACGATCTTTTGTAATGGCACATTAGCCCCCTAAGTACATTGCGCGTTCGTCTTTGCGACGAGTTTCTAGCCCTTTTTGGACCACGCCACTTGCCATTCTGTATAGCAGAAAAGCGTTACTCGCGCCATCAAAATCGCCCCGGTTGTGCTTAGTACGGATCGACGAGCTTTGTAATCGGCCTAGCCCAGCATTAAATGCAAAACTGACAAGTGCGTTGTACCTGCCTTGAGTAAGGCCAGTAGGGCAATAACGTAAAACACCTCGTTCAAACCGAGCAAGGTCTGTTTTAAGAATCTCATCCACTTCGGCATTCGTTAGCCCCCTGTCCCATTCCGCCGGACACTTTAATAAACCCGCAGCTTTGGCTTCCTTGCGCTGAACAAGTGTCATGTTCAGATGTTCTTTCGGCGCTATCAGATGCCCCACCCCTGTCGTCCACAACAGCACACTATCTAAGTAAGGCTTCTTCCTTACGCCTTCGTGGTACTTGAGTTCATGCAGGGCGGTAAAGTTCATTGTGGGCATCGACGCTCAAAGTCTTGACGTTTCAGTATTAGCTGGCTGTAGCTTGTCTCTGGGTGGGCGTTGGAATACTCACGCTGTGCCATCTCTACGCAATCTGCGTGCTTATCCGCGCAACCAAACATATGGAACGCTACAAGAATACACAGCAGAACCAGTATTAATAGGCGGGTCATTTTTTAGAGAATGCTTGAGTCCCAAACCAGAACGAAATTACAGACGCCCAGATGATCTGCGTATCGTCGTCCCAAACCGCTTCGATCATGACGTTGAACGGCACGTTAGTAGTCCACGCATACCAGACGCCAGCAATATCAATGATGACTAGCAAGAAGAACAGGCCGTAGGTAATGGTTGGTCGTACCATAGCGCGGAGGTTAATCACCCACTGGGATGCACCTTTACCAATCTCAATGTCGTGGGCGTAGAGGGCTTGCCGCTCGGAGGCTTGGGCCTGAATACTGATCTGCTCGGTACGAATTTCCTCAATATGCTCTTGGGACTGAAAGCCCGCCTTTTGCATCTCAAGTTGAGATTGCACCTGAATCTGCGCCAAGGCTAACTCGTGCTTCTTATCCTGCTTGTCTTGGAAGAAGTCCAGTAGTTTTGGTAAGCCGCCGGACAGGAAAGAAATTAGTGTTGTAAATAGCGTCATCATCAGTGTTTACCTCGCA